GCTGTGCGCGGTTCGGTGGTACTATGCTCCGTTAACAAACACTCAGCTTATGCCTCCTCCTACTGACAAAAAAAAGCCGCCGCACGTACCAAGTGTTCCGAATGTGCAGGTATACCTCCTTCCGATTCAGCAGGAAACGCAATTCTCTAAAGGCTCAACTCTCAAGTTTGAATCGGTTGCAACAGACGCGGACGGAGATCTTAAAAGCCACTACATCACGCTAACGGATTCTCAGAACAGACAAGCTTGGAGTTGGAGTGAAGGCATTCTAGGCGGCAATAGATCCATCTCGATTAAACAGGGTACCTATACCTTTAACGAGGAAGGCACATATACCCTGAGAGCTGCGTGTGACACGCGGAAGTCTCCCAACTCTTGGGTAGTCTCAGCTACGTTAACTCTCTCAATTGTTGCAGGTGTAGTTCCAGGTACAGGCGGAGGCGGCGCTGGAGGCGCGGGCGGTCCTGTTACTCCTCCACCCGTTACTCCTCCGCCGCCACCACCTCCTCCGATAGATCCGGGCCCACCTCCTTACGATCCACCTCCAGTCATCCCGGCAGGCCCTATCCTGGACGTACCTCTCCCTTACGCAGCAGGGCCTATTCCTTTCGCGCTGCTGGGCGATTCGATGTACTTTGATAAGAGTGGCCAGGGTAACCCCGCTGACCTCGTAGCAGCGGCAGCAACCACCGCCACAGGCGAAACCTGTACCCTTAAGATCAATGCTTCCGTAGACGGCGCATCCTCGGCCTACATTGTCGATACTCCTGGCCTACTCTCAGCTAAGTGTGCCGCGATTAAGGCGTCAGGTGCCAAGGTTACTCTTGTCCGTTTCGGGCACAACGATTCCAAGGTAGGTGTCGCCCTAACCAAGGAAGTCTTTAAGGCCAAGATGCAGGCTATCTGTCAGGCATTGGTCACTGATGGCGAACAGACTGTAGTTCTACAATACCCGATCAATATCCAAGAAGGTTCTTACAACGGACTATGGACTAGGGCTAGCCTACAGCTCTTGGAATCCTACCTTCCCATGTTGGATCAGGTCTGCAACCAGACGACTATCCGGCAGGGAAACAGGTCGCTCTTCGTACACTTCACGACGCATCCAGATCAACAGTTTGACGGCGTGCATCCTTGGTACGAAGGCATCGCGGCACTAGCTAACGGTGACGCTATGGGCATGAAGTACGCCCTTAAGCCTGTTGCCAGCATGCCTGTAGCCCGCAATCAGGACGGCACCGTAAACGCGGCAGGCTATGCCGCCTACTGGAAGACTGAAGATCCTAGGGCCTGGTCTCGCCACTGGGGACCAACCTGGCAGGAGAAGAATCCTAACGGTACCGAGGACCGCGACGAGCTATTCACCAAAGAGCTCAAGTACGACTCTCAGATCTACGATAGGCTTGGCGAAGGTGTGCCTGTGCCTCCTATCGACGGATCACTCCAGGACCCAGGGCATGACATGCACCCAGTTAACTGCGCCGCGCAAGTCATCCCGCGCACAGACGGGCCAACTCACCCAGCCGTTGACCCAGGTGTTAACAATTACTTTTTTGGCCTACCAAACTATTGCGTAGATCCAAACGACCCCGCAAACTGGAATCCAGATCCATATATTCGTAACCTCCTCATGCTGGATCACCGGCAAAGGACTATCCGGTTAAACGACGATTACTGGATGAGCCTCCAGGGTGGAGACTACAATTCAGACGGCGGCACAGTTACCTTCCACTCCGAGGACCGCATCAATCACTGCGGCCTGGATAAGTTCCAAGGCTCAGCCCAGTATAACCTTTGCTTTGCCCTACAGCCTAAGCGCAATTCTGGCGGCTTCCTGCGCGATTCTACGCTATGGACCCTCTACGCCCATCTCTACAAGCGCCAGGACCCCTACGGCGCAGCAGGCGAGCCCCTAGCTACCGCTCTAAGCCGACTTCCTAGTAACCCAATCTGGTCAGACCGAGCGAACTTCATTAACTCCTCGGAAGCCTGGATTGACGATGCTTACGGCGCGGGCACAACTCAGCCACTCGATACCTCCCGCGATGGCGATAAGTTCCCTGTTCCCGTAGGAGGATTTCTCCCCGGCGAAATTCCCGGACCATTCGCTATCTCAACGATGAACGAGTTTAAAGCTTCTATCGTCTGGGATACAAATCGTCACGTAGCCAAGGTTGTCGTATTCGCTATGCAAGGCTGGGGCCTACCCGGGCACAGTCCTCCCTACATCGGCTTTAGTAATGAAGGCTCTTGGACCAAGTGCCAGCGCATCGATGAGTTCGATCTCTTCAACATGGATGGCGAGCGCGTTAACTTTCCAACGTCCATCTGCATGGCTACGGATGCTACGCTTAAACCCGTCAATCCAGATCCCGGCCTAATCAACCTAGCAGACGCTGGCCAACGCGCAGGCTACCGCAATAGCTCGCTGGATAACTCTGGCACCTACTCCTCCTTTGCTCGCTCTGGATGCATAGCCGTAGCTTCTAAAACCGAAGGAGAGTTTCTTGTCTACGATTGCACAGCCTTTATCCTAGACATCTGGAATAAATACCTAGAGCCAGACCAGACTACCTGGCAGGCCACGCAGAACGCGATGAATGCGGGTACGTTCCCCTCCAACTGGCAGGGCGGCAACGCTGGCCTAAAGCCTACCCTTGTTTACTCGGCTAAGGTAACCAAGCCTACGTGCCTCCTTGCTTCAGGAGGATTAACTAACTCTCACTTTGGCGATTGGTCTGCAGACTTTGAAAAGATCTTAATCGGTACAGAGTCCGGGCTAGTTCACGTCTGCTCCATCGCGCCCTTCATGGACAGGTACAAGTTCGGCTACTTCTCCGGCGCTCCCGTACAGATCTATGGTTCTTTCCAAGTTGGCTCAGTTGGCTGCAACATCACCCAAATGTTCTGGTCCCGCTTTGACTCCTACTTTGGCCAAGTCCAAGCCGCTGGCGTCATGGACGAAGGGCAGAACCCTCAAGCGTTCGGTCAGAGTTTCTTCGCCGTAGCCCGCGCAGACCGCGCAGTCTATTCCTACGTAACCAGGTTTGCTGGCAATCGCGGCGTAATCGGCGGTATGTACCGCAAGATAACCGACAAGAGAATTCAGGACCCAGTCTGCGCCTGCGTTGCCACCCGAAACCTAGCGCTTCACATCGGCGACTATAGCCAGAACATTATTCACGGCATCCAGTTTGGGGCCGTCAGTCGAGCTGCAATCTACGATACTCCTCGCGGCGTAACTATCTACGGTGGGTTCTATGCTCCTCCAGACCCAACCGGACAACGGGGATGGTCTTATACCGGAAGTTTCCGCGTAGGTGGTGCGCCGTTTCGGGTATCACTTGACAATATGAATTGATCAAGTGCTTAATATTCAATAACTTATGTCATTTCAAAGAGACGATATCAGAGATATCATAGCCGCAAATCCAAACCCTAGCCAACAGTGGATTCATGAGGCCCTCATGCGACCGTGGAATAAGCCCAACCCAGACGAAAAAGACTGGGCTGAGTACTCGGCGGCAATAACCACCGTACTGACTAGGCAAATGCCGAAGGAAATAGACATTCCGTGGCTAAAGCCTAACGTGCGTGCTGCCGAGAATACCGATCCTATCAAGAGCGTAGATAATCCAGACAATCGCGAGGATTATTCCCAGTATCTGAAGCGGAACTCCACCCATGAACGGGAGCTTAGTCGCGATGAAGTAAATCAAAGCGAGGATCAGGCCAACGATTAGAATAGCGATTAAACTTTCGACCATAATGCGGCCAAGCGTATCACCTATTCGTCAACAAGGCTATCAGGCCGGGACACCCAGCACTCCATGGGGGGATTTCTAACGTCAGGTTCCTTGATTAGAACTAACAGGCCAGCGTGTGCCTTATGCGCGGCACAGTACCCAAGCTCTGCACGGTAACCACCTTGGCTCAGGATAACTAGCTTACGCACAATCTCCTTGTCCTGGTCGTCGTTGCTAGAGCTCCAGTCTCGCCTAAGCGGGCAGGCATTGCAGGTTTCAATGCGCTTCGTTGCTAGCTTGAGTGGGATGAGTTTACCTTGCGGCGAGCGCCACAGTTTATTAGTCCAATCAGTCAGACGATCTTCGATGGTCTTAGCCGGTTCCTCAACGGGCTTGTCTGTGCGTTCCACGAAATCGGGAAAATGTTCAACGTAGAAGAGCGTTACTTCGTAAGTGGGTAGCCCTGGCGGCAGAGAGTTCTGCAACCGAAACGCGGCAATATTCTCTATGAGATCTTCCAGGCTTTTACCGTTGACCACCACACCGGAATTATCCTTAAAGTGCCAGCCCCCTGGAGGCGTGCGTGGATAGTCTTTCTTTAGCTTAAACACAGTTAATCCTCGCGAATTCTCCAAAGTATTTGATCGCCGCTTGGTCATATGCGCGGGCAGCCTCTTCCTTGGATAAAAAGTAACCTAGATGAACAGTTCTTCCATTTACGCCTATGTGCGCGGTCCATTTTTTTCTACTCCTATAGAAATGAACGCCTTTATATCCACTGGTATTATTATTTTTTATACAAGAGTTGGCTCCGTTCTCACTACGAGAACACGGCCTTAGGTTAGAAAGCAAATTATTCGTTTTATTCCCATCTGCGTGATCTACCTGCTGTTCGTCAGATATGCCAAGAAATGATTGTGCCACTAATCTGTGCACTGTGCAGTTAGTTTTTTTACTTCTCAATCTGACATAGCAATACCCACGCTTACCAACTCTTGTGTTAAAAATCTTACCCCTGTAAAATCCTACCCTTCCATCGGAATAATTAACCCATCGGTCTATTGACCTGACTCTTCCAATATTAGAAACCTCGTACCCCTTATGCCCAATAACGGGTAGCCATATTTCTTTGATTTCACTCATAAATTTCCAAAGTGTCTTTGGCGTGAATTTCTCCGTTCTCATCGAATAAATAGTCGGGCTGATCGAGCGTTTTGTGGGAGATCGTATTGCTGTCCGTTTCGTTTCCGCTAGGCAGCTTCTTGCTTGAAGCTTCCATCATCCCGGGAATAGTATTAAATCTAGTACGGATCAACTGCGGCAACATGATGAACGTATCCGCAATGTCAGGAGACACGCCAGCATTCCTGGCCTTATAGTTGTCCTTCGACTCAACGCGGCTCTTGTGATCCTTAACCGTAGAATAGCGCCTAGAGCTAAGTTGGCGATAGAGCGGAGTCGTTGAGATAATCGGATTTATCAGGATGCCGCAAACTCGCGGATCCAGCCAGCGATTGAACGTAAACCACATTTCGCTCGGAAGGTTATCGTAGGCATCCCGCGCCGTTCCAACGTCGTCAGATAAAACCCTAAGCTCTGTAGCTTGTTCTCCCCAGTTTATTCCTAGCACGTTACCCCAGAACTTCGTTGCATGTGACCAAACACCAAGAGCGTTTCCGGTCATATCCATGCAAACGTCCTCAGGGTCAATCATGAGCTGCTTACATCGGCCCATTACTTCTTGCGTCATGGTCACCGTGTCATCACTCTTTGGTAGGATAAAGATCTGGTCAACGGTCATTACGTGCCGCGCTTTCTTTTCTCCCGGGTTAAGCCTGTCCTCAAAGAAAATGGTCTCGCCTCTCTCTTTGATCCAACCTGCGGCAAGACCCCAGCGAGCGATCACGAACACCGCTGTATCTCTTCCCTGAAAGGCTAAGTCTACTGATGCTATATTCCGAATCTTACCTATGTAAATAGCCTCTCCTCTTTGCGTCTGTAAGCGCTCTGGAGGAATCACCGTGTTGGCGCTATCCTTCATGGGAGGAAACCCACGAGCAACGTAGTAGGCGGCGCTGTTGTCCCCGCCGCGCATGAAGCCTAGATAGGCTTGGTACGTCATTAGCCCGGGGAACACGGTCTTACGTTGAACTATGTTCTCGAACTTAGCCGCGTCTAGTCGGAGCACCTGGTAACCTGACTTTCCCTGGTAGTAGTGAAGGGTTTCAATCTGATCTGGATGGTAGCCCTCAATTGGCTCGGCCATCTCCACAGCTCTACGCGAGAGATCGACCGGGTTAAACGGAATTACGATCTTGATTAGGTCCTTACCGTCCATTGACGCCTCGGTTGTCTGTAAGTCACCGTAACCAGCCGATGGCACGTCTTGCCCTTCATCCACAAGGATTCTTAGCAGAGAACTCATGCCGAAACGCGGGTGAGGAACCTTGCGAATCGGCTTCACCTTGTGGCCTCGTAATCCTCCAGAAGATATTGTACCTTGCTTAATTGCGATACCAGATATGCCCATTTCTGCGATCCATCCCTTTACTCCAATCGACATGTCACTATCCCGGATAGTTAGCTCATGCTTCATGGGTATCGACATTGTCTTAAATAGCGCAGAGATGTGAGAGTGAAGATTCTTTCGCAAGTTATCTTCATTTGCGCTGACCAACTTAATGTTGGTGTACAATGGGTCGCGTAAGAAATCCAAAGTGAAATAGACACCAGCAGAGTATGTCTTACTCAAAGATGATCCGGCCATTATGAGTAGCCGATTGTTCTCAAGGATAGCTTTGAATATCTCTTGTGTCACACTCGGCCTGGGATCAAATTGAGCGCGACTCCAGAGCAGCCCCGCCGCCATGAGATAATCATCGGAATCGAGTAGGTTCTGAAGCAGAGTGCGAATTACTACGTCCGCCTCTTTCTGTTCGGTTACGACTAGATCTACCTCATCGGCACGTAGGGCTAGGCTTGCCGCGGCTGGCCAGTCACCAGCAGAAAGCGCCTCATGAACTATCGCTACTTGTTCTAAGTTAATGGTCAGTTCCTCTCTGGATCAATCGGCGCACTCACGCCAGCGGGCGTAAACACTCCGTCCTTGTACTCTAGCGATAACTCCTCGCGTATGCTTACCGCGTTTTCACGAGCAAACTCGTCCATTAGTTTCTCTACCTCTAACCGGGACATGCATAGCTTTTGGCGTAGTGCTTCAGCCATTACCATGCAGACTCGGTGAGACATGGTGGCGTGCGCTAGATGTTTCTCTAGCTGTTCCATCGCTTCTACCATTGCTTGCTGTTGGCCTAGCGTCATGCTCATGGTTTTGTCTCCAGCATTGTCTTATCTGCTTCGTATTCGGTAATAGCTTTCTTAGCTGTTTCAATTGCCCATTGTCTATGTATTTCCTGATAATCGCGGGATAGCGTATCGTCACCCCAAATACACCGCATTTGCTTTTCGCAATATTCCAATGCCCTCTTAAGATTGTCGGCGGTCTTCATTCTGGTTTTTGTTCAGGTTTAACGATAGGTGGTATCTCTCCGTTCGCAATGGTTTCTTTGAGCTTGATGAGCTGTTCCTTAATGCCGTCAGCCGCGCCCAAAAACTCCGACATGTCTATCTTGCCTTCGGCGTCTCGTTCTACGTGAGCGTTGATGAACTTGCTGGTGATCTCCTCAACCTTCTCTTGCGATAAGTTGTACTCTGAGCGCACTGCTTCGATCATAACTAGGAGAATGCGCAGGTTTCCCTCTAGCTTTTGGATGGCCGCTTTCTGTGCGCGGACTGTCTCACGCAGCGTTTTCTTTGTAACGATATTGATTGGTTGAATTGGTTGAATCATGTTAAAATAAGTCCGACTTTTCGTGCGGCGGTTGCGTGTCTTTCTATTGCAGTGTGATGGTCGCGGCAAACAGCCATCCAGGTATAGGTATCGTTGAGGTATTTTCCCCTTCGTTTCATGTGGTGAATCTCACTGGAAGCTTCTTGGCATGGATCCCCAGATACTACGAATGACGAATCGTCGAGAAGTGCCCACTGGCACTCACAAAATGGATGCTCTGCCAGGTAGTCCTTACGTAGCGCATAGTATTCCTTTAGCGCGGCAGACATATGTTTGGACACGCGCTTTAGCTGCGTCCGCTTAAGTGGCTTTGTGCTTCTATTTAGTGGCGATCGTTTCACAGGTGTTCAGATTTAGTGTTTGTGTCTCGCTTGGCAAACTCCCTTATAACCCAATCCGTCATTCGCATTTTAGCCAAATTAATATGCTTACATGTAACCCACTGACCCTTCTTCACTTTCGGCCCAACAGTTGTTCGCCAATATATGCAAGAGCACTCCCCTCGACATCCATATGCGCCAAGATCAACCATATGAGATTCATGCGCAGACGAGCTTGATTCTATGTTCCACGTCAAAGGATTCGAGTATGGAGTATAGATCTTGGGTTCCCCTGGTTCACGCGACTGAACGGGTTGTGTGTGCATTGGCTAAGATATCTTGATTTACTCCTCCGCTCCAGAGCTCAGGATGGTTTAACCACCAACTATCGTACTTGATCAGAAACTTATCCGCGTAGTACGAGCGAATGTAAAACCCGAATGCTGGTCTCTGCCCATGTTTCTTACCGAAGTACGCCAATCGAAGTTCCTCCCATTCTGGGATGCAGGTAGGATTGTCGTCAACGTACCGGCTGAACTCCGTGCGGTTCGTGGCTATTCGTTTGCGCCGATTCATACAGGTATGTCGTTTTGAAAGTCCGCTGTTTCGTTGAGCACATCCGCGATCTCCCACGGTCCGTTTGCCCAAAAGTCGCGCTCAGCAGCCCACAGCCAAGCATGAGCAACAGTCTCCTTCCATGCTTTCTCGGCATCCTCATCCGACCATAGCTGAGCTATTGGAGCCTTTGGTTCGTTGCTATCGACGATTAGCGACATAAGCCTAGGCGTTTCGCAGCAGTTCTTCTTGGCCCATGTTTTGGCATAGAAACTTAATTGTCTTGCCCAACTTGAATAGAAAGCCGGTTTGGCTTTTACGTCCTGAGATTTGTAGTCGATGACCAGGAGTCCGTGTGTCTTGTGCCTGACAACTTTATCTAGGGTTCCAGCTACCGCTATCTGATCATTGGCTAGCACGAGCTCAGATCCAATAATCTCTACGATGTTAGCGTCATGCCAAGCAGCATATTTTTCAAAGTATGGGATAATCTGGAGGTCCATTGGATACTGAGGAAAATGCTGGAGCGCATCATGCAATCTCGTACCAAAATCGGCGGCAGTCTCGGCAATCTTTCCAGACGCTTTCTTAATTCGATCTACGTAAGCCTTGAGGTCCTCCCACTCCATCTTTGGATAAGCGATGGTTGCCTTAATGATCTCCCCCTCCATCCACCTGGTAAGTCCAGGGTTTACTCGAATTGCTTTTTCTATCGTAGTGATTGAGCAGTAAAGCCCCATCTTTCGAGCATCACGCAAATCTGAATCGTGATGCGTAGTTATTGTTCCATCTGGATTCGGTTTGTACCAATGGCTCATAGGTTTTTAGTTTGAGTTGCTAGCTGGTAAATCGTCTTTCTGTCTAAGCGCTCGCTTAAGGGGGCGTATAAGTTCGTCCGGGCGAAACATTAGGTCCTGTACACCGTGCTCGGGGAATTCTAGTTTCGTGGCCAGATATTCCTTCTGTTCGTTGCCACGTGGCCGCTTGTTCTTTACCTTCGTAAGTTTACCTAAGTTGGATTGATCGGCGTTCATTTCTTTAAAAGGGCTACGACTAAAGCCCCTGCCAATCCGCCAAGCAGGGAGCTTATTGTCACTAGCCACAAAATAAGCTTGGCGGTTTCTCTTGATTGAGCTTTCATCAAAGCGTTTATCTCTTTAATAATTTCTTGGGTTTCTTCGTTTTCCATATACATCAGAATGGCACGTCCTCTCCGTCGTCTTGGCTAGCTTGGAAGGCTGAGCCGCCAGGCCCGGGAGTCGGTTTAGATCGCGGCTGTGGAATAGCGCGCTCAAAGGATTCAATGCCTGCTGTGTCTGCTTGCGTGTAGGCGGGACTTGGCGACGGGTCAGGTGACCAAAGGTGTCCGCGCTCCAGTCGTTGGGAAACGCCAATGATCCCAGAAGCTAAGCGGTGAACGGCATCGAACAAAGCATCGTCAGCAAACTTACCGTCTTTAACGGCTCCAGATGCAATCAGAATATCAATTGCCGCCTTAACGCTCATACCCACAGTCTGACCGTTAACTGAATTAGGAAACGCCTGTGCGTAGGTCATCAATGGCATATCTTTCTGCGGCGGTTGCTTTATCGCAGGCTTAGGCACGAACGGCGCTTGCTGCTGAGCTTGTGGTGGTGCCGCGACCGGAGCCTGCTGTTGCGGAGCTGGAACGCCCTTGCTGGATTCGTAGGTATCTTTGTCGTGCAGCGTGGCCACGCCAGATATGCTCAGATTCTTGTACGTCTTGGATCCATCCTGGCTCGGCTTCTCCTTAATCTGTACCCCAGCGATCTTGTTGTTCCC